CACGCCCTACATCGACCAGATTGAGGACGCGCTCGATAAGGCGTTTGAGTTGCGACGATTCGACAAGCTCAACAAGCAGGCGCGAGAGGGCGCTTTGGCATACGACGCAGACCGCGTGAACGAAGAGTATTGGAAGCCGGTGCTAGAGCAGATCGAGTCCGAGATTGACGACTCCGGCACGCTCAAGCCGCTGGCGCCAGAGGTCGAGCTGTAGTTCTGATAGGGGGGGGCAGTGATGAGCAATAGCGTAAAGATTCCGGGACTGCCGGAGATGACAGAGTTCCATATTGACTGGCCTATGCCTAGTCAAGAAACGGGTTGTCGGGTTGACGAAATATATAACGCCACCATGGCAGCGAAGTGGGTTGGCGTATCGGAGAACGATTGGTATTGCATAGGTGCCGTTTTCGCTTGCGAAACCAGGATGGATTGCACTATTCAGCTAGGCACACAATTGATTTCTTGTGCGGCGGACATAGAGCAAGTGCGTGTGGTGAAAGTTGGGGCAGCGCACATCGTAACGGCCGTGATCGATCTGTTTAACTTCAAGGCGCTACCGGCATGAAGATAAGCCTATTCAATCCGCCAGTGCATTACTACGATGGGATGCACTACCTGATGAATCCAGCCATGGGGCTGCCGATATTAGCAGGCGTGCTGGAGCGCGCGGGGCATGAGGCCCACGTGTGGGACTTGGAAGCCTTGCTCATAAGCCCGACTAAGCTAGCAGAGCAGTTCGACGCGCAACGCGATCGCTGGCCTGACGTGGTGGGCTTTACCGTGACGACGCACAACCAGCGCGGCGTTCGCGAGTGTATCGAGGCGCTACGGGGCGTGGGCTACAAGGGCTACATCATGCTGGGCGGGCCGCATATCACGCTACTGGCGTCGCAGAACATCGACACGCAGAGTGCATGGGGCGCCAACGTGTGGGTGTATGGCGAGTGCGAGGGGAACATCGTTAGCATCGTTGAGACGCAGCCTAGCGGACTGGTCCAAGGCGAACGCGCAGACCCTATCCCAGGCCCGGCGTGGCATTTGCACACACCGGTACTTACGGCCTACCAGGGGAATATGCCCAAAGTCGGGCACCCGGAAGGCATCGCCATGTGGTCGAGAGGGTGCCCGCATAATTGCATCTTCTGCGGAAACCCCGTTTTTAGCCACCAGCGCATACGCATGCGTGACTCGCAAGCCATCTATGACGACATGGCGGCGCTCAAAGAGATGGGCGTCAAGGCAGTGTTTGTGTATGACGACGAGCTTGTGGGTATGGGCGGCGCTCAGAACGAGTGGCTGCTTGAGGTCTGCGAGAAGATTGAGCCGCTGGGCCTATTGTGGAAGTGCCAAGGGCGCTGTAGCGAAAAGGCCATTAGGCCGGACGTGCTGCAAGCCATGTACAAAGCGGGCTGCCGCGCGATCATGTGGGGAGTCGAGTCGTTTAGCGAGCGCGTGCTCAAAGCCATCAAAAAGGGCACGAACATGGCCGACATCTGGCACACGCTGCGAGCCGCACACGACGCCGGTATCGGCAACTGGTTGTTTCTCATGGTGGGCAACTACCAGGAGTCCAAGCCCGACCTGGCACACACCGAAGCGCAGATACGCAAGGCGTGCGCAGAGGATCTCGTGCAATGGCGACAAGTGACCATCTGCACGCCGGTGCCGGGCACTGAGATGTACGATTTAGCCATGGCAGAAGGTTGGGGCGTTGAGCCGCCAGAGAGTGGGCCGCAAATGGCGCAAGCGTACAATGACACGCCGTGGTTGAGCAAGCGAGAGATGAAGTACTGGAAGACGAGACTAGAGGCGGCATCATGACCAGCGACGGGAATATGTATCGACTTGGCGCAAGTGCTCCGGGAGAGCACGCTAGTGGAAGAGGGGGCAGCATGAGGTTACTCGTAACGGGTTCGGACGGGTTCTTCGCGTCGTGGCTGATTCCGGCGCTCGGAGCGGCAGGGCACGAGGTGGTCGGGTGTGACGTGAAAAGCGGCGGCGACTTGTTCAACCATGACGACCTGGTAGCACGGCTGGCCGGTTGTGACGCAGTAGTGCATCTGGCAGCATGGCCGCACTACAAGACTACCATCCCGGCGCAAGAGTTCACGCGACTGAACATCATTGGCACGGCCAAGCTCGTCGAGGCCATGGCGGACGCCAAAGTGCGGCGCTTGGTCTACACGTCGAGCGGCGCCATGTACGGGTTCGGACCTAACCGCTCACTTGACGGCTGGGTAAAACCGCCCATCACCGAGAACACCGATGGCATGGACTGGACCATGGTAGACGCCTACGGTGCTAGCAAGGTCGCGTGCGAGACGTGGTTGGCTCTGTTGCCGTCACGCTCCTGGACTATCACGACGCTGCGCATCAATTGCATCGAGCCGCATCACGAGGGCGCCATCACGCAAGGCCATCATTGGGGCTGGTGGTGCTCGCAAGCGCTCACGTCGCAAGCATTCGAGGCGGCGGCACAGCGCGAGAGTGGCGGGTTCCAGGCTGTCAACGTGGCCGAGCCAAGCGCCAACGTGGACCGGACGCAACTCGACAAGCTACTGGCTGGCAAGTTATGAAGGTACTTTGCGACTTCCATCACGGCGGGCTCTATCACTCTATGCAGATGCTCTTTGAGGAGCGGCTTGGCCATGAGATATACAGACCGATCGGTTACGAGTGGCTACCGTGGTGGCGAGTGTCGGAGCTGCCGCCAACGCAGAAAGCCTTTTTGGAGCTCGGTGGCGAGCACTGGCTAGCAGATGACGGCTATTGGCGCTGGGTAGACCACGGCGCAGATCTAGAGCACAAGTGCCTCACGTTCGAGCAATTCTGCAACGAAGACGTGGGCCTAATCGTGAGCACGCATCCAGGGCACGAACGGTCATGGTACGAGATGTGGCAACAGCACAAGCCCACGGCCAAGCTGATTCGTGTGGCAGGCAACACGGGCGAGACGATTAACACGACCTGGACGCGCAACCTGATGGACTCGACCGCCTACTTTAAGGGCCGGGTGGCTAGCTACGTCAAGTTCCACCAGGAGTTCCCGCTGTCTATATTCAACGATGCCGCGCCGCCAGAGCGGCCAATCATTCGCCAGTATTTGAACTTCTTTAAGAACCACCCGATGTACGAGCACTGGAAGACGTACAAGCCACTGCTACCAGAGTTCGAGTGGCACATGCACGGGCATCAGGGCGACCACGGGTTCCTGTTCCCTGAGAGCAAGATCGCCGCATCAATGACCGACAGTACGTTTATCTGGCACATCAAGCGCGAGGGCTACGGGCACATCATCCACAACGCTTTTGCGGCGGGTAGACCCGTAGTGACGCACATCAAGGACTATGCTGACTACACCGGTGGTCCGATGCTGGAGGACGGCGTTACTTGCGTCGACATCGGTAGCGGCTCAGTGGCCGACAACGTAGCGAAGATCAGACACTACGCCAAGCGCGAGAACTTATTGCAGCTATGCCAGAACGTGAGAGAGCGGTTCCCGTGTGTGGTGGACTTTGACCGTGAAGAGCAAGAGATCCGGGCGTTTATGGAGCGGCTAGTATGATGGCGGACATCCGATGTGGTGATTGCTTGGAAGTGTTGCGCACCATGGCGAGCGCGAGCGTCCAGTGCTGCATTACGAGCCCGCCGTACTGGGGGCTGCGCGACTACGGCGTTGACGGCCAGCTCGGACTAGAGGCCACGCCAGAGGAGTACGTCGCCAACCTGGTGGCCGTGTTCCGCGAGGTGAGGCGGGTGCTGCGCGACGACGGCACGGTGTTCTTGAACCTGGGGGATAGTTACGCAAGCAGCGGCATATACCACGATGGCGCCTTTGCCGAAATGGGCAAGAACCTAGCAGCTCGCGGAATGCGTTGGAGCGCCACAGGACACGGAGGGAAGGGGCGTTCTCCTACACCCCCCGGTCTCAAGCCAAAAGACCTCGTGGGCATTCCGTGGCGCGTGGCATTTGCGCTGCAAGATGACGGCTGGTGGCTGCGCTCTGACATCATTTGGCACAAGCCCAACCCGATGCCGGAGAGCGTGACTGACCGCTGCACCAAGTCGCACGAGTACATCTTCATGCTCACGAAGAGCAAGCGGTACTACTACGATCACGAGGCGGTAAAGGAGCGGAGCACGCAACACCCGACAGACTGGGCCAATGGCAAGCCTAAACGCGAAAGCAAAAAGCGCGGCGACTTTGGCGGTAAAAACGAAGAGCCAGGAAAAGAGGCGTTCCGCACCATAGCGCCCACTCGCAATCGTCGCGACGTGTGGAAGATCAGCACGAAGCCGTACAAGGGCGCACATTTCGCAACTTTTCCACCAGAGATACCGCGCATTTGCATCAAGGCGGGCACGAGCCAACGGGGCGCATGTCCAGAGTGCGGCGCTCCGTGGGAGAGAGTGGTGGAGAAGGGGCTAACCGCGCACGACGGGGAAACTGCAAGCGCTTATAAGCAAGGGAGCACGGCCAACCGACTGGCGATGCTCAGGCAAGCGGCACGAGAGAGAGGCGAGGAGTACACGAGCGCAAAACGAACTACCGGCTGGCGTCCGACGTGTGAGTGCGAAGCTGGCGAGCCCGTGCCGTGCGTGACGCTAGATCCGTTTTTCGGCGCTGGCACCGTGGGCATGGTTGCCATCGAGCTGGGCCGCGACTTTGTGGGCGTCGATCTCAACCCGGAGTACATCAAACTTGCGCAAGAACGCATGGCTACAGCGCAACCGGCGCTAGTATGATCGCTCGTCACATCGCCGCGTTGAGCCAAGGCATGGCGACTATACGGCCCGAAGGTGGCGACATAGTAGGCTTTACCACCTTTGACGACGGCGGGGTTGAGTGCGAGGTTGGCGAGTTGCTCTATGGCCTCGTGCGCGCGTTCAAGCCGCGGCGCATCCTAGAGACGGGCACACGCTTGGGCCATGCAGCGGCCTACATGGCGCTGGCACTGCGTGACAATGGCGGCGGCAAGCTGACAACGATCGAGATTAACGGCTCGTACACGCAAGACGCCCGCGTGCTACTCGGCAATCTGGGCGCAAGCGACTATGCAGAGTGCATCACGGGTGACGCTTGCCAGTACACGCCGGCAGAACCGCTTGATATGATTCTACTAGACACTGAGCTACAGTTCCGATTTGACGACGCGGTGCGCTTGTGGCCATGGTTGCGACCGGGCGGGCTGTTGGTCATTCACGACCTATGCCCCGGCATGGCGCAAGTGGGACGAGGTAGCGGCGGGGCCTATGGCCCCATGCCGGACGAGATGCGGCGCTGGATTGCGGAGCACGAGCTACAATCGATTCACTTCAACACGCCGCGCGGCCTATACGTTGGGCAAAGAGCGGCGCCGGGATTCTATTCTACTCAGATATTGGGGGCAATATGACGGACGAGATACGCACGACACGCGAACGCTTCGAGGTTGACGGCATGGCGGCATGGTTCACGTTTCGCGAAGACACGAACGACCGACACGCAGTTTTGTCGTGCTTTTCGTCGGACGAGTACAGCATAAAATCGCTGGGAGTCGGTGATGTGGCTATCGACATTGGCGCTCACATTGGCGGGGTTACGGTACGCATGGCAATGCAAGGCGCGCGCGTGTACGCTTTTGAGCCGGTGCCGGAGAATTATGAGCTACTTTGTGAGAATGTAAAGCAGAACGGGCTTGACGAGCTAGTGACCTGCTACCGCGAAGCCGTGACGGACGAGAACGGGCCTACGGCGGTCTATCTCGGAGCGGATAGCGACCCGTGGCACCGCTTCATTGCTGGCAAGTACACCAGGCACGACCATCCGCGACCTGCGCCGGGCGTGACGCTAGATACGATCTTTGAGCGTGACGACATCCAGTGGTGCGACGTGATCAAGATGGACGCGGAAGGCGTCGAGTACGAGATAATGCGCGTGGTATCAGTAGATACGCTAGAGCGCGTTGGCCGCATCGTGGGCGAGCTTCACGGCGTACCAGGGGCGCCCGTTGACCAGCGTGCCGGGCTGTTGAGCTACACGCACGGGGTATTCGTAGACGCAACACTGACAGGCAACACCGCAGCGTTCAATTTCGAGGCCGCGCGATGACCATGAAGGGGTGGCACGCATGGAATAGCCACAATGACCAGAAGGGGGGTGTATTGGCATGAAACTATTCTACGTTTCGTGCCATTGAAGGCGCTCAATTCTCGAATACGACGAGTTGAAGCTTTTCAATGGACTAGGCATTAACGTCTTTTCGCACGGCGCCTACGTGGATCCTCGCGACAACAGCGGAGACACCAAGCGCCCGCCGCTAGACATCCCGTTCTATCCTGATCTGTTCCCTCTAGCCAAGGCGACGCCCAAAGAGGCGTTAGACCCCAAGCTGTTCGAGTGGGCTGACGTAGTGGTCTACATGGGCTCGGTGGAATGGATTGAAGACAACTGGGCGGCTATGAAGGCGGCTAAGAACCGCGTTATCTGGCGCTCTATCGGGCAATCGACGCCGCGAATCGAACAACGCTTGACTGCACTGGCTGCGCAGGGGCTAGAGCTTGTGCGCTACTCGCCAGAAGAGCGCAAACTGCCCAACTTTGCCGGAGAGACGGCCCTGTGCCGCTTCTACAAAGACCCGGACGAGTTTGGCGACTGGCGAGGCACAACGGCACGCGTTATCAGCATCGGGCAGATGGTCAAACATCGCAACGCCTACTGCGGGCTGGGCTGGTATGAGGAGTCCACCAACGGCCTAAACCGTATGATGATTGGGCCGCACAACGACGATATTGACACCATGCCCACGGCGCTACTGAGCTATGACGAGCTAAAGGACGCGTTACGCGAGAACAGAGCCTTTTTCTACACAGGCACCTTCCCGGCGCCTTATACGTTGGGCTTTATCGAGGCGTTTGTCACAGGCATTCCCGTGGTCGCCATCGGGCCAGGACTGCGCAACCATTACGTGGGCGGCGGCGGCGTGACTGGACTCTATGAGATACCGAGCCTTATTCAGAACGGCGTCAACGGCTACTGGTCGGAGGACACCGCCACGCTCAAAGGCTACGTTCGCGACTTGCTCAACGATCCGGCGCTAGCGCAACGCATCGGGCAAGCAGGGCGCACCACGGCCATCAAAGAGTTCGGCAAAGAGGCAGTGGCAGAGGCGTGGCGGGGGGTGTTGCTAAAGTGACGGGGGGCGTGACGAGCAAGGTGCTTTGCGGCGATTGCTTGGAAGTGCTGCCGACAATGGACGAGTGCCGATTATCGTCCATTCGCGTTTCATGTGGCAGGGATGGCAGAGCGTGACCAAATTTGAGAGGCGATTAGCTTCCTTGTATGAATCAAAGTCACCGAATCTAACAATATGATGCACGTCGAGTTTTGCCCCGTTTTCCTGTTGGGTCTTGCCGCATTCTTGACATGTGTAATTGTCGCGCTTTCTCGCTTTACGTCTTTGGGGTCGCCAATCAGGGCCATAGTACGGGGCATGCCCGCCGCGCCACGCTGGATTATTTTCGCCTACTCGATAGGCATTACAGCAATTAAGAGAGCAGAATGCCAGCTCGCTTTTGCGGGGACGGCCATAGCTTGGATCATCGAATTGTTTGCCGCAGCGAGTACAAGTCATCCAATGGTAAACGCGCTTACCTTTTGGTTTGCTCGAAGCCGCTATCATTGCCTGTTTGCTTTCGGGAGAATAAACATATGGCTTCACAATCTCGCGTTTAATAATGCCAAGCGAGCGTCCACGATAGAGACATTGGCGGGAACAGACGTTGGCCCATTTGGCATGTTCAATATTGCTTGGATGGCGGGTAAAATGCTTCTCGCATACAGGGCAGACGAGTTCTACCAGAGTAATCCTCTTGTGTGCTCTTAGCTTATATGAGCAGGCGCGTGAGCAAGTTGTTTCTCTGCCATAGCCCAACCGCGTCATATCAGCAAGATACATTTGACCGCATACGGGGCATTTACGTTCAATCTTTTTTCCCATACAGGGATTATAGCATGGAAGAATTTATAGAGCAAGTATGGGATTTATACGCACCGCCATAGACCTCGCCGAGCACAACTGCGAGCTATCGCGCGCGCGGGTGGCGCACTGGCAAGCGCAGCGCGAAGAGGAAGAGCTACAGCCAGAGTTAGAGGGGGTATTGTGAAGGAGAGACGCAAGCACTATCTGATTAACGTGACGTGGCGCTGTCCCAACGCGGGCATCTGCCGCTACTGCTGGGTAGACCATACCATCCGACAGCGCCCGGAACTACTCGCAGCGCCAGAGCGCCCGCTAGAGGACTGGGTCGCAGCCATACAACGTGACGCGCCCGACGTGGTAGACATTGCCGGCGGCGAGCCGTTTATCGTGAACTGGCTTGCTGACTTGATGCTGGCCTGCCCTGATGTGGCGTTTGGGCTGAGTACCAACGGGCTCTATCCAAGAGCCATTGAGAAGCTGGCGGACGCGGCGCCAACAAACCTGATTAGCGTCAATATGAGCTATCACCCGGACGGGCGTGGGCGCTATAAAAACTACGACAAGGTGTGGCGCGAGTCTATCCGCATACTAAGCAGTGGCGAGGGCCGCCCGGCGCCTAACATCGTTGACTATAAAGACACCGTCGAGCTGTCTGCTGACGCTATGGCGTGGATGAACGAGAACGGCATCAATTACGTCGTTAGCCCGTATGAGGACATGGACGGGCTTGAACCGTTGCAAGAGCAAGGGCTATGCTGTCAGGGCGGCATTGACCATCTCACGATTGCGCCCGACGGTAGCGCGTGGCCGTGCTTGACCACACTGCGCAGCCCTTATTGGCGGGAGACCTGCCTCGGCAACTGGCTCGACGGCGAGCTAGACCTGAGTCGTAAGCCGCAACCGTGTCACTTGTACTGTCTCGACCATTACGTGTTGGAAGACCAGCACAGCGCCGGCGACATGTGGGGGACGCGCGCGCGACCGTGCGAGGGGGAATAGCGTGAGAGTGTTACTCGTACATTATAACCCGGCTGCGCCAGGGAAGGCGGGCGGGGCCGAGAGTGCTATCAGAGACCAGCGGAAGGCGCTGGAACTGCTAGGGCACGATGTGATAGTTTGCTACGAAGAGCCGCAAGCGGCCTACGCAGAGCACAAGCCCGACATCGTACACTTTCACACCGTCCACATCGGGCTGGGGCTGGGCGTGTTGCGATGGGCACAGCAAGAGAAGGTGCCACACTGCCTGTCCCTACACGACTACTGGCCATTTTGCGGGACGCGCATGCTACTCAAGCGGGGCAACAACCAAGGCAGCCTGCTCGCGGAATCATGCAACGCTGTCGAGGGCATCTGTGATAACAAGTGCCAAGGGCGCCACACGTCCAACTCGATTCGCGCACTGGTCAATCGCTCGCGCCTAGTGGCGTTCAATCCCTACAGCGCGGCCATATTCAAGCGGCACGGCGTGCGCATTGACGCTGTCATCCCGCACTCCATAGATACCGACTTTTTCAGCCCGGCGGAGAGCTTGGGTGATGGCATTGTGACCGTGTGCGCCTGGCCCAAGTACGCCACCAAGGGAATGCAGATTCTAGGGCCTGCGCTCAAGCAAGTAGGCGCAGCGGCGACGATTGTCTCAGGCGTGACGCGCGAGCGCGTGCGCGATGAGCTACGCAAAAAGGCCATCATGGTGTTCCCGTCATGCTATCAGGAGACCTGGGGCCTGTGTCTGACCGAGGCCATGAGTAGCGGGCTGGCGTGTATTGCGTCCGACGTTTGTGGGCCAAGGGCGCAAATTGAGCACGGCGAGAACGGGCTGCTCGTGCCGCCCAACGACGTAGGCGCGCTGGCCGACGCGCTCCGTAGCCTGATAGACAATCGCAGTGAGCAAGAGCGGTTGGGGCGCAACGCAAGGGCCTGGGCAGAGAGCGAGTGCAATCTGGAGCGTATGGGGCGTGATTATGTGGAATTTTACAAGGCGGTGATAGCCAATCAATGCGAGTCATAGCCTTTAGTGATGCGCATATCGCCACACCAGACACACAGAAATGGCTATTCGCCAAGTCGTTAGACTATGCGCCATGCTTGCGCTTTATCGAAATGATGCTCGCGGACCCGCCCGACCGATTGCTCTGCGTAGGCGACTTTTGCGAAGAGTGGTGGGACACAGGCACGCCATGGCGAGAGATAGTACCAGAGTTCGAGAGCTTGGGTTTTGAGCGCTTGCAGGGCAATCATGAGCAGTGCGGCTACCCGCTGGCTGTCGAGATTGACGGCGTGCGCTACGAGCATGGGCGTTGCAAGCCAGACACCATCGAAACCGTGCGCCGTGCGTATGCTGGCAAGCGCGTAGTACACGGGCACACGCACGAGCCACAAGAGCCGTGGCCTATGGACTTGGGGAGCCTGACACTGACTGGCACCTATGGCGAGATTATCGACGGTGCGGCGCATTTGAGGAGGATATAACCTATGGCACGTAGTGGCATGACGAATCTGATAACGCGCACGCGGCGCCTGATTAACGACACCGCCAGCGCGACATGGACAGACACGGAGCTACAAGACGTGCTCGACCTGCACAAGCTCCGCATCTGGCGTGAGCCGCTAGAACGCGAAAAGACGAATCTGACCGGCACGACCTACGAGTACCGACTCTATTACTCGCGCCAAGAGAATCTGGAAGAGGTGGCGAGCGGCACGGCCTACTTCCACATCGAAGACAGCACCGGCGCGGCTAAAGGGTCGGCAGATTACACCATGGACTACATCCGTGGCATGCTGACCATGGACGCAGACCAAGGCGGAACCGCGCTCTATATGTCGGGCTGGACGTTCGACATCAATGCGGCGGCGGGCGACTGTTGGCGCGAGGTAGCCGGTGGCAAGGCGGGCAAGTACGACGTGAGTGCTGACGGCCACAGGATGAGCCGCTCGCAGTTGATGAAACAGGCAATAGACATGGCCAAGTATTATGACGGGAAGAGCAAGCCCGTTAGCGTGAGGCAGTGGACAAATGGCATTTCTAGGTAGCGCAGAACTGGCAGACATCAGGGCCGACCTCGAAGACACGTTCCCAACCACTTGCACCATCAGCGCCAAGGAGAACGTAGCCAACGGCGTGGGCGGGTTTACGCCTACCTGGACAGCGCGTTCTACGGCCGTCGCTTGTCGTCTCGCGCCTGCGGGCGTGGGCTCTGGCGAGAGCGTGCTGGCCGAGCAGATACGTGCCGGACAGGTGTGGCACCTGAGCGTGGCCTGGGATCAGACGCTAGAAGCGACCGACCACGTGACAGTCGACGGCAACGAATACGAAGTCATGCAGATTAACCGTAACGAGTCGGAGCTATTCTGCAAGAGAGCGCAGGTGACACGATGGCCGTCGTCGTAAAGTACGACAACACCAAACTGCGCAAGATGCTTGCCACGCTTAAGGGTAAGCCCGTGCGCATACTGCACGACGGCACCGACTACGGCGTGTTTCAAGAGCTCGGCAGCGCTACTCGATCGGTTCCGCTCAAGCCCTTCATCGGGCCAGCTATCGAGAACGCGCGCCCGGCTTACGAAAAGGGCTGGCCGCAGGTCATTGAGCAGTCACTTATGACGCCAGACGACTTTATTGAAAAGCTCGCGCGCGATGCCGAGGGTGTGGCAAAAGACAAAGTGCCCGTCGATACCGGCAATCTCAAGAACAGCATCGCAGTGAGTAAACCAGAGGAGTACGGCAGCCATGCCTAATCTCTATACAGCTTTGGGATCTGCGCTGTACTCGCATCTCGCAGCGGGCACAGCGTTGACAACCGCCTTGGGCGGCACGGCAATCTACAACCGGCTCGCACCGGATGACGCTAGCTTGCCGTACGTGGTGTTTTTTCCGTCGTCAGACCGTGACGAGAATACATCACCACGCCGTGCACAAGACTGGATTTATACGGTCAAGGCCGTGGCGGTGGACACAAGCGGGGTTAGTGGGCAGCTTCTCGCGGAGCAGCTTGCCGACCACATTGACGCTCTCATACACGAGCAAGAAATCACCATCACGGACTGGGGCAACTACTGGTCGGCTCGCACGACTGGCATAGAGTACACAGAACCCGGCGCAGGCGCCATGTATTGGCATTGTGGCGGGCAGTATCGAGTACGTATCGCAGAATGAGGTAAACTAATCATGGCAAACACCGGAAGAATCGCCGGTAAAGACGTATATGTGACTTTCGCCGGGACTGACCTCTCGCCGGACTTCACAAGCGTCTCAGTAAACAACGAAGGCGAGTTGGTCGACGTGACCGCTGGCTCCGACACGTATCACTACTTTGTGAGCCTGGCGCGAGTGAACGGCACCGTAGACTACGAGTGCTTCTACAATGGTGGCACCACGACCGAGTGGGAGGCGATTGCGCCGAACACCGCCGGCACGCTCATCATCGCACCCAAGGGCACCGCAGCCGGGAATCCTTGCTGGACTTGCACGCGAGCGTTGGTTCAGAATCAGAATATCGACTTCCCGTTTGACGACGGGGTCAAGGTAACGGCAGCGTTCCAGCTTTCCGCTACGTTGGCGGAAACAGTCTACTAATTGACACGGGGCGGGGCAAAACCCGCCCCCACTCCCTAGGGGGTAATTGACATGGAAAAGATGGTAAACGGTACGCGAGTGGTCATCAAAGACAAGATTCCCGCCAAGGCGAACTGGGATCTGATGAGCAAGCTCCAGGCTATCGGCAGCGACATCGGGGCGGCCAGCTTTGACGACATGGCGCTCATTATCGGACGTATGGTCGAGACGTGGGATTTTGCAGGCAAGCCGCAAGACCCCGAAGCCGTGGGTGAGCTGGACCTGTTTAGGGAGCTGATGCCCTTGGTGCAGGCCGCCACAGAGGCCATCACCGGCGGCGAAGACTCAAAAAACTGACTACCGCCGTGTTCGTGGCAGAGCGCTACGGCGCCTCCATGCCATGGGCAGGCGAGCGTTGGGTGATACAAGAAATCACGGGCTGGACGTTGGAGTACATCGACAACCTAGACATGGCAGACATACTAGAGCTACACGCGGTGAAGCGGGGGCAATCCGTGGCAAGGGAAAGATAACCTATGGCGACACAAGTCTCCTCCCTCTTTGCAACCATTGGCGCA